AAGTCCATCGAATTCATTTTCGTACCGATAACGGTTCTCAATACGGATGATTCATTTCCGTTCTAAAGTTGTTAACCTCTCCACTATAAAGCCCGTGTAATGCGGGCTTTATTTTTTGTGCAGACTAAATATCCATATGGAAAACCTTGACGATATCAACGAGATTCTTAGACTAGCCGGATTGCCTCTACTTGAAGCAGCGCCATCGGCTAAGCGTTTATTGCCGATGTTCCAGAACCTAATTAAGATAGAACCATCCCTTCAGAAAACTGTAGAGCAAGAAATTGCATGGTCGCGACGTGTGTTGGAACGTGAGGACAGAGTTATTTGGCATCTTCGATATCTTCAAATAGCCATGATGGATGTAGTGGCTTTTGAACTTCAGCGGAGCGACCCCCAAATCGCCGACGCGGTCGGTGCCAGTGCCGAAAAGAAGACTAAACAACTTGCCATGAAAGCGGGTGTTACGACGGAACAGATAAAAGCTGCTGCCAATGATGTGTTATACAAAAGTGAGTTCAAAACAGACATGGCTCACTACATGGGTATGCCGGTTCCAGCAATTCAGAATCACACTTTCCAATATGAGATACCAATTTTTCTTTTCAGACAGTTTGACGAGGCTTCCAAGGAGTGGATGGACGACCAAGACCGTGTTGTTGATTTGGATGAGGATGCTGAAATAGTAATCGACTTTGGTAACGGTGTTGCTTGGTGGAATCTACTAAAACCCTATTGTCCTATCGAAGGTGACTGCATGGGGCACTGTGGTAACTCGCCACGCGAGAACACGCGGTAACCAAAGACCCGCGCCAAGATATCACAAGTATATCGTCCCGTTACTTCGCCATGATATCGTTGAAGGAATAATCGGTGGTGGTTACATGCCCGAGGAGAATTTTAGTCTGGGTCATCTGGAAGAAGAAGGACTCAGGCAGCAACTCATCGATGAGAAGCCATCACTCGCCGGACCGACGTACTTCATTGAAAAAGCATGGGAAGCTGGAGAATATGAAAAGGCGGCAAATGAATTAGAAAGATTAATGGGAGAACAAGGACTGGATACTCCGGGGTATGTGGAATTTGATTTAACAAATGCGAAGAAAGGAATGCTTCATGTTGATGTTACTATGAACAAATGGGATAACTACGAGGCAGTTGTTGATGAATATGACGATGATGCTCCGAAAAGTTTGTTCAATCTGCTAGAAGAAATTGATGATTTGATTATCACCAAAGAAAATATTGATGATTTTATCGACGAAGAGTTCATGGTACACGTATTCGAGGCATTGCCGATTGGCCTTACAGTAAGCGTAGCCCGAGGTGTGGGTATCAAACGGGCGGAGGATCAGCACAAAATGGCACGGAAGATAGCGAAGCAGTTGGATCATGAAGGGGACAATAACCGATTCTACGAATATGTAGTTGATGCTGCTCACAAAGCAATTGATTCGAGCGCTGTTAATGGGCAGGTTGAAAAATTAAAAGAAGAAATTATAGAACGTCTTGAGGCGTATGCTCAGGCTGGTGTTTACATGCAACCGAGCGAGATTTATGTGGGCGAAGTGGAAAGGGATAATCCTGTATTTGGTCCGTGGCAGATGTCCATTGGTATGGCAACTTTGCTGGATATTGTTGCGGCTGGTATGTCTGGCGGTGGTGAAGACGCATATGAGGACGAAAGTTATTATGCGTGGGCGCACTGGTCTAGCTATGATGGTATGCAGCCAGAGTACGATCACTGGGGTGGTAGTGATCACCGTGGCAAATATGGTAACAACCCAGAGTTGGAACTAAGTGATACGAACGAAGCTGACAAACTCGCAAAAGAATTCGACGAAGACCAATTGACTCTTGCTATGGATCAACTCATCAATAATACCACAGCCATTCTGAACCAAACTCTCCGAACAGGAATCACTCCAGCATCCGACAAGAGTACGCAACGGGAACTCTCGTTGGAAGCCCGCCGTCGAGAAGCTGCATTCCAAGCAGAACTCGCAGAAATCAAAAGACTTGCCGGTTTTCCCATTGTATAGGGTTTAAAAAAGGTATATACTCTAGTACTTGGAGGAATACTTTTATGGCTTTCAAAGCAGGCATGCACCAACCAGTAAATGATTACGATGTAGACTTCGACGCAGTTATCGCAAAGATGTCACAGGTACAGCCGCGTGCATCCTATCCGCTAGTCGGATGGGGCAAGAAAAGTTTCATCGAAGCCAGCATTAAAAAGAAAGCCGGAAACCGAATTGTGTTTGAGGTGTTTGCCGAGACCACATTCAATACAGCGCCCACCGATCCCGAACTTGGGTACACAAAGGATGAGGCTCAGATGTTCAAAGGCGTAACTATTACCAACAACGAAGAACAGACAAACTCCAGCGGTCACCTATCGTCAATGGGTGAGATGTTGGAATACACGGACTTCGTAAATCGTTTCATTTCGGATGAAGCGACCCGTGTCACCTTGGGTCTAATTTTTGATAACATGGCAGAGCAGATGAAGTGCAGTGACGAAATGCTCGAACGTGTAAACAAAGCGTGGACAAGCCGTGCAACGAATGCACAAGAATTATTTTACGTACCGTACCATTAAATGCTAGTACTAATCAGACACGCCGAATGCGTTGCAAATACCGAGAACCGAAAGGTTGGGCACACGCAATCACCCCTAACTCCCCACGGAATCGTGCAGGCTAAAGAGTTAAAGGATGATATGGGTGGCTACAAATACGATGCAGTCTTCACCAGCGACCTTGAGCGCTGTCAGGACACGACTTCGTATGCGTTAGGGCACACGCACCCGCGAGAGACTTGGACGCTCTCAGAAGAACTCAGGGAGCGCTCAGGCGGTCTTCTGGAGGGAATGACCTACCAAGACATCCGAAAGCAGTTTGCTCCCAAGTATTACAAGCTGTGGCAGCGTGATTACTTTGAAGCGCCACCGCAGGGAGAATCCTTCCGTGATGTTGAAGACAGGGTGATTCCGTTCTTCCGCGAGTACGTGGTACCGCTGGTGAATGAGGGCAAGAATGTTTGGCTCTGTTCTCACACGATTCCGATGAAAATTCTCATTGGTTACATCAAGGGAATGGAAGAAGCTGCCATTATGAAATTGCCAATCGACAACGCAATGCCTTACGTGCTTTATGGAAACATCCGAACCTAAATTCTACTACATTATCAGGGAATCCGACGGTACCATCGCTGGTTATCATACGCGCAACGGACCCAACCATGAGCTTACTGCCCTTGGTTACAAACTTGAGCCCTCCACGCAAGCCATAATCGAAACGTTGCACGCGTTTGGTATGGGTATAAAACGCGTCCCCCTGTTCGATGATAGCGCCTCAAACAAAGAATTCTTCATGGTTACCCCCGACTCTTAAATCATATTGTCTCCGAACCCTAAATAGCTACATCAGGGTAAATAATCCCATAGTACATAGGAAACAATAACAATGACTGTCAACTCGCTTTCAAACTTTGGTGTACCGGGACTGAACGGTGACCGTTCGGCTCAGCTTCAACCAATCTTATCCAACCGCTTCCGTGCGTTGTTTTTCAACTTCGGAACACCGGGTGAAGTAGCACCGTATGACCTGACACGCCAGATGCGTCGCATGGGTCGTCCGAACCTCGAATTCGAAACACAAACACTTTACTCCTACGTGTCTACTGTCTACATCGGTACTCGTGGTGAATGGGGAACAGTGGACGTTGTTTTCGTAGACGACATCACCAACTCCGTACAGCAACGCGTACAAGAGCAGGTTGCCAAGCAACAGAACTTCTTCGACCAGACCATGTCTCGTGCCGGTGAGAACTACAAGTTCGAAATCGACCTAGACGTACTTGCTGGTGGGCAGTCTGCTGGTGGTTCTGCATCTGATCCAAACATCATTCAAAAGTGGTGCTTCGCTGGTTGCCAAATTACCAACATGAACAATAACGAGCTATCTTATGAGGAAGCAACCGCGATGGAAATCACGTTGACTCTACGTTATGACAATGTTATCGGTTTCAACCAAGATGGTTTCCGTATGGGTGTCTTCTCCCACGCTCCACAGATTGGTGCCCAACAGGGTGTTATCTCTACTGGTGCCGGTTCTGCCGGTGGTGGCGTTAGTACTTCGGGTGCTTCGGTTAGTATCGGTGTTTCTGGCTCGACTTCAATCGGTGGTGTTTCAATCGGTGGTAGTGCTGGTGGTTCATTCGGACTATAAGAACCAAAGGTAAGAATTGAAAAAGGGGCGTTAAGCCCCTTTTTTATTTGCGTCGTAAACGTGCAGCTTCATGCTTAGCGCGTTCTTTTTCCAGATTCTTTCTGGTGCGGTTGACAGCCTCCTTATGTTTTTTGCGGCGAGTATCCGATGGCTTCTCATAATAACGCCTATCCATAGCGTCCCTGATTGATCCATCATCGAACAATTTCTTCTTGAGAATCTTTAATGCTTTATCAACATTCCCGTTACGTACATCAATGCGCATGCTTTCTCCGTTATTAGGTTGTGGTCTGCGAGTAAATATACTTATTAGGAGTATTGAATATGGCAGTCAATAAGCGCGACTTGAACACATTAACCGATGAAACGGGTTGGCCGTTTGTAAACTATGCTCAGGAAGAGCGTAATTTACAGTCGGCTCCGGGCAATATTGCCTCGGCGTTAAGTATCCCCCGATTCAAGTTTACATGGGCAGTCGAATTCCAATTCAGTCCGCGAGCATTAGATAATCCTATAACTAATTTGGCTGATTTTATCAATGACCGTGGGCGGTTATACGTACACCTGATATCCATCAATCACCCATCATCCACAATCAAGACAGAAAAATTACGGTCGTACAACAAATGGATTAATGTACCAACGCAAGTTGAACATCCGTCAGCCAGTATGACATTCCATGATGACTCGACTTCCGTCGTTCAAGCTCTCTGGAAGGAAAATCTGAATTTCTATACACATCAAGCAACCATTGGTGACACACTATCTGGTAATCGTAGGACAAATTTAAGTTGGACTGACGAAAGTAACTCGTATCAATTCACCGATGACTTGACTTCGACAGATGGCGGCGAAATGCGTTCCGCGATGGGGCGGAGACCTTCGTTGGGTATGAGATTAAAACCCAATGACGGAAGACACTTTTTTGAATCCATAAAGATTATTGACCTCGGTACCGAACCGGACGGTCTTAACGTATATTGGTATCATCGTCCGATTATAACCGGATGGGATATTGACGCACTCGACAAAGAAGATCGTACCGGAAACGTCAGAGTCACTGCCTCATTTGATTATGAGTCAACTTATTTCACCATCGGTCAATATCGTGGTCGTTTCGCGGGCGAAGGTGAGACGGACGATAACGGACGCTTGTTTGCAGGGCGTGGTGCGCGTAAAGCGGGTATCGCTCGTGATGGATTGGAAGGACGTGTCAACCGTCCCGTAGAACTCACAGAGGGTATAGTAGCCCCTGCTACTATCAGAGCAGCGGCAGAAGCAAAACGAGCGGCAGAAGTAGCAGCGGCAAACGAATTTATACACGACTTCGATGGTGTATTTGAACCGGCTCTTGAGAGTGAATTGAAACCAACTATACCGGAGAGTCTGGAAGGTAAGCAACAAGATTTGGAACAAGTTGAAGCAGAACGTGCAGCAATATTTGAGGATGCTCTCGAAAATGAAGACGCCGATTTAGAGAGACTGTCCGAACTTAATAAACGAGATAATGAACTGACCGAGGCAATCAAGGAACAGAAAGCAACCGAGGCAGCAAGTGCCTTCCCCAACGAACCCGAACGTTCCGCATTACTTAATACCCAAGATGCAGCTAATATTGGTACATCAGATATCAGCACCACTTCGGTGCCCGACCCCGCTAACCAACAACTAGCAGACGATTTCCAATCTAACGCTGACTTCGCACAAAGGTCGGCTGATTTTGCTAATGCGAGTGCGGAGAGTCAGGAAAAGACCGCACAAGATATAGTTGAGTCCAACCCCAAACTGTCCCGCGAGTTGTCCGAAAACGCCGCTGAACTTAGAGGGCTAGCAAAAGAGCAACAACGAACCGCTGATATATTTCAAGAGTCTGCCGATGCAACTAGACCCTTAAACCAATAATGGCTCGCTCAACTAACAAAGGCGCATTCAATCCCCAGTATCCACAGAAGTATACGGGGGATTATCCGATTATATATCGCAGTTCGTGGGAGTTGGAGTTCATGCGCTATTGTGATTTACATCCGGGTGTTATGGAATGGGCTTCAGAGCCGCAAAAAATTCCTTACCAGAATCCACTGAACGGAAAGCAAACGGTTTATGTTCCAGACTTTCTCGTGACATACATGAAAGCGGGTGGTGGCACAAGTACCAAACTCATCGAAATCAAACCACTCCACGAAGCATCCGCAGCGCACGCAACCAATAGGATGGACGTAGCCCTCAGAATCAAAAATGAATCCAAGTGGGGTGCAGCAGCACAATGGGCAGCACGTCGCGGCATTGACTTCATCGTATTGACCGAAGCTGAGTTGTATAGTAACCACGCAAATCGCAAGGGTCGTGCTCACCCAATCAAAGCTGTGGGTAAGGAACAAGTACGGTCTAATAAGCCATCCACTAAGGGCAAAACGAAGAAACAAACGGCATCAAACCTTGGCACAGCGAGCAGAGCGGCTAGATCACAATCCAAGGCTAGGTTGGGTAATTCGGTAAGTAGAGTAGGTAAGGTACAAAAAGCTAAGAGGTCAACCAAACGATGAATCAACGTTTAAATCCCAACATTGCCGCAGCGCTAGACATGGACCTTCCTGACGAAGTTCCGGTGGAAGAAAGTGCTCCCGTGATCATTGTTGAACCTCATGAGATAGTAGCAGTAGCGAATGCAGATTTGCCAGACATGACCGACCTCGAAGTCAAAGTAGTACAAGGTGAGAAACAATTAGAACAGATTATCACCAAGGGTATGGGTATGTTCACAGAGTTATATGATGAACTCTCCGGCATTGACCCGAAGTACCGCAATCGCCATTTAGAAACCACAGCCCTCGTTATGGGACACACTCTGGATGCCATCAAGCACAAGACTGGTCACCAACTAAAACGCAAAAAGCAGCGTATGGAAGAAGCTGAATTTGGCAAAGACGAGAGCAAAACTAATATAGGAACAGCCAACTTTTACGGCTCGCGTGAAGACCTCATCAAAATGATGAACGATGCCCAAACTGTGGATGTCCCACCAGAAAGCGAAACTCAGTAAATATGTTTGATAACATAGGAAACTCAACAATGTCCAAGTCATTCCGAGCGCATCTTGCGGAACAAGACGCTGAATACGTCTACCACATTAAGTCAACGCGGCATTTGCACGATGATGAAATCTTCGGCAACTTGCAAATTGGACTGTTGGGCTATGACCTACGTTCGCTAGAACGCATCTCGTATCACCCACTTGCGGCTGTTGAGCCAATGTTTGCCCCGAGCAATGATGAGCCGGGACTGGATAAGATTTTTCATGTCCGCGTCGTTCTAGGAACTGACGTTGACAACGGTGTTCTTCGTCAGAAGATCGCCATGTTCACTGCAATAAATTGGAAGTATCTCGTAGTCCATAAGGACGGCGAGAAAATGGAAGACGATGAAACAATCGATCTCCATCCTTCAATGACCGGTGGCACATACAAGAGCCTTGCGAAGCATGCCAAGAATTGGGATGCAACCGTAGATGCTGATAACATCGACAACAAGGCACAAACCCTCGTGGGCTTAGACCGTATTGACGCTTTCATGCGAGAGCTAGATACGGACAGAAAGGCACGCGAACAAGAGGTAGAAGGGCGGAACGTCCAACCAAACTTGACGGAATCATTCGTCACAACACACTTGGCCCTCTGCGACGTGTTCGGAACAAATTCTCCAAAGGGCTTCTACCTAGTAGAACGTCACGAAGACGAACCGAGCATGATGCACATAGAGGGACCGTTCAAGCAACAGCCGACGAACTATGAATTCGTCCCCGACCTAAAGGTCAGGGGCTCAGGGACATTTGAAGTCCTCAGTGAAAGTCAGGTTCGATTGGTAGAGCATGATCGTGATTTTAGGTTCACGCGCCCATTGGTTGAGCGTATGGTACCAAAACCATTTGAGGTTACCGTTCAGGATCAGGACACAGGAAAAACATATGATGTCCTCGTCAAAGCGCTTTCAGAGACCGATGCCAGAGAGGCAGGGGTTGAAACCGTAGCAAGTCAAGAACAGTTAGACCCTGAGAGGTTAGTCGCGATTGAGCCAATTATGGTCAATTAAATGCCTTCACTATCCGAAGCACAAGGCGGCAAGATAAAACCTGCCGGTCATAAACAAACATTCGAACCATGGCAAATTAACGAGATTCTGAAATGTCAGAATGATGCCATCTATTTCTCTCGTAATTATGTCATGATTCAAAACCCCGTCCTCGGGGCAATGAAGTTCGATCTCTACGATTACCAAGAAAGTCTAATCGATGTCTACCAAGACAACAGATTGACTATCGCTATGCTCTCCCGTCAGTGTGGTAAGACGCAAACCGCTGCCGCATTTCTATTGTGGTGGGCTATCTTCAAAAAAGACCAACGTATACTCATCGCATCGAAAGATGCTGAAGGTGCAACGGATATCATGGAACGCCTATGGTATGCTTACGAAGAATTGCCGTGGTGGCTCAAGCCCGGAGCAGAAACCAACATCGTAACTCGAAAGAAGTTCGACAACGGTTCCAGCATCTTCGCTTCAGCTACAACTGCTACCAGTGGTCGTGGTAAAGCCAACTCCCTAATTTATCTCGACGAGTTCGCATTCGTGCGTCCGGGTATTGCTGATAAATTCTGGACATCAATCTACCCAACAATCGCTACCGGTGGTAAATGTATCATCACCAGTACTCCCAACTCAGACGAAGACAAGTTCGCTAAAATCTGGTTCAACTCTAAAATGGCTGCATCTTCTGATCCGTGGGTGGATGTATATGCCGCACGTCAAAAGGATGCCGGTTCAATAGACGAACAAGAAGATGATGAAGAGTGGCAAATTCTGTACGAGAACGATGAAGCGAGACTTGATTTTGAGGCTAAGGAAGACGAGGACTTGTTCGAAGGCGAAGAAGAACTGGAAGGATTTGCAGGATTTCACGCACACTGGACTACGATTCCTGATGGCGTCGGTGGCTTCCGTGGACAAAAATTCAAGAACCAAATTATCAGGGCTGGTCTGTCAGAAGCAGAATGGCTGAGCGAATTCGAATGCGCATTCGTATCTGGTGATTCCACTCTGATTGCTGCTACTAAGCTGGCAGGATTGAAGGGCGTCGTCAAGAAACCAAGGTTCATTGACAAGTGGGGAATGCGCTGGTACTCCGAAATCAAGCCGAATCAAATCTACGGTGTGGTACTAGACCCGTCCGAGGGTGTTGGTGCAGACGATGCGTGCATCCAAGTTTGGGAAATCCCACAGATGCGACAAGTAGCTGAGTGGAATAACAACTGGGCGGATCAGGTCGAGCAAACCAAGATGCTCCGAAGAACTCTGAAGCGAATCTACATGATTCAAATGAATGACACGGAACACACGACGGGATGCCAGACTTATTACTCTGTGGAACGTAACGGACTCGGAATCGGTATACTCAATTCCATTGATTATGAGAACGAGCAAACATTCCCGGGCTACCTAATCGACTCAACCATGACATCGGTCAACGCACGCGGTGACGGAATGAACACTGGTTCTCCGAACAAATGGAGAGGACTCCTGACCAATGTCACGTCCAAGCGTCGATACAGTGTGGAACTGAAAAACCTCATCGAGAGAAATCTGTTCATCCCCCGTTCCAAGCACTTAGCTTCACAGTTGAAGACATTCGTCCGGTCTGGTGCTAGCTACGCTGCGAAGGAAGGAGCCAAGGACGATATCGTAATGTCCTGCGTGTTAATGGCTATGCTGATTGATGAAGTCAGATTCCATGAACCGGACTTGGATGACCTAATACGTCCTGACATGGACGACTACGACGCGGATGACTTCGACCATCCTGACAATATGGCCATGCTTCCCATGCTCTGACTTGACTTTCTCTTTGGTCGGTATCATCTTGATTATGATACTGACAATTACTAAGAGAAAACCATGGCATCGGACCGTAAATTTGAGAAGGCTTTTACTGAACAGGACATGTTAGATTCCATTGCTTCCGATTTTGGTGGTGGTGAATCCGCAGTGGATACTGCCCTCCCTACCCCAGAGCGGGTGGACGAAGCAGCACACATTCCACGCGTTCGTGTGAAGGTTAAAAAGCTCCCCCATTTCGACGGACTCTCCGAACTCGCCATGGCTACAATTGGTAGCGTCGGTATCGATCTTTACTGTGCGGTCAATAAGTCGGTTTGCCTAAATAACATGGGTGCGAGGGAAATAATTCCTACGGGAATTTCCATCGAACTACCGATTGGTTTCGAAGCTCAAATTCGACCACGGTCTGGATTGGCAGCAAAATACGGGATCACCGTTCTCAATACACCGGGAACAATAGATTCTGATTATCGGGGCGAGATAGGCGTCATCTTGGTGAACCTATCTACAAAGAAATTCTTCGTTGAACGAGGAATGAGAATAGCCCAGATGGTTGTCAAACCTACTATCATACCGGTTCTCGACTATGTTGAAGAACTGGACTTGACAGGACGTGGTGAAGGCGGATTCGGATCAACCGGACAATAACTTAATAGAACTGTATAAAACTGTAATAAATTTGTAGATTCAATAAAGAACTGCATATAACTTAAGAGGAATAGTCTAATGACTACAATGCTAGAACGCATGCGTGCCCGCGTGCAAGAACGTGCCCCACAATTCGAAAAAGATTACTCAATCTACGCATTCTGGAACCTTAAATTTGGTGGATCAAGTACCTTCCGCCTGTTGCCATTCAACGACCCGTATACCGGTGGTTTCTGGACCGAAAAGGTCATGCTGCCAATGCAATTCACCGATCCCAGTGATCCTGAAAAGGTTGTTAAGTTCATGGCTCCGTGTCGTGAAATGTATGATCACGCCAACAAATGCCCTATCCTCGTACCCGTGCGCGAACTGTACGACGAAGAAAAGGAACTGCGGAACTCTGGTAACACCAAGGAAGCCGACAAGCTGAAGAAGATCGCCGGTTTTCACTGGAAGAAGCCTACCTTCTACTACCAAGGATTT